AGTCTGTTATAGGTGATCTATGGCAATAGAAGATTACATTCCTAATATCTTTGGCGGTACTCCAACCGTTTATCAAGGGTTGTTGAGTCCACAGGAACAGGCTTCACTAGAGAAACGCGCTAACCTAGCTGGTTTGCTTGGCTCAGTTGCATCTTTAGCTCAAGGAATGGGTGGTGGTGGTTATCCTCGTTCTCCTACTCAAAATATTTTAACTGCCATAGCTCAAGGCTTTTCAGGTGCAGGTCAGACGTATCAGGCTGGCATTGGTCAGTTAGCAGAGGTTCAGAAGTTGCAACAGTCTAGGATGCAACTTGATGCAATCAATAAGGTTTTGCAAGACCCAAATGTCGATGATGCTACGAAGGCATATATTCGAGCAAATCCAGCAGAAGGGCTAAAGTTATTGTCAGAACGTAGTCAGTTTCAGAGGGCTAGAGAGGCTTATATGCCTACTCCTGCTCCTACTGCTCCTGCTGCTCCTGCTCCTGTAGAGGGCGGGATGCCTCCAGTAACTGTTACTGGCAATCCAGAAATAGCACGATTAGAGACTCAAATTCAAGGCGCATTGGCAGATGCTCAAGCATATTCTTCATTACGCAGACCAACGGAGGCTGAGGCTTCTGCTCGTCTAGCTGATAGGCTAAGAGAGCGTCAACAACAGTTGTCGGCGGCTGAGACTAATTTAGATGTTCGAATTCAAAATGCTCCTGAGTCGTTCAAAGAGCAATATAGAACTTTGAGTTCACTTAGAGATAGTCTGAAGCCACAAGACTTTGTTTCTGCATTGCAAAAGATTGATGCTGATGTTGCTCAGTCTCAGAAGCAATATAAGTTTGAAGGTTTGCCTGGGAATTTCGCTGTTCGTATGTTTGGAACTAACGATATGACCAAACTTAGCCCACAGCAAAATGATCTGGTGTTGCGATTTGCTAATGCTCCGACTCAAGCAGATCAAACTAAGATTGTTATTGATGCTCAGAAGTTGCAATTTGAGACAGGTGTTGGCGTTAACGTTCCTGTATCGAGAGAACAGTTGCTAGGCGGTCAAACTCAGCCTGTAGTTGCACCAACTGCCCAAGCTCCTGCTGTTGCTCCTCCTTCTGTTGCGCCAAGTGTTACAGCAGTTTCTCAGGCTCCTGCTCCAGTAACAACGCCTCAAGAAGCTAGACAAGTCGTAAAAGACATTAAAACTCCAGTTGTTGACATTAACGTAACTCCTCTGATTAAGCAGCCTGATTCTAAAGTTCCACCAAAGACGAAACAGGATTTGCTAACCAAGCAGAGTTCTAGTGTTGGTTTGGCTAGTTATGCGCTAAAGAATGTCGTTGATGCTAGAGATTCGGCTGAAAAGTTACTGAGTAATCCTGCATACCTAGACGCTCTAACTGGTATGACTGCCCCTGCCATGAAGAATGTGCCGGGAACGGATGCTTATACGGCTAATCAACTTGTAAATAACCTGCTTGGTCGTGCATTTGTAAATGAACTTTCACAGATGAGACAAGCATCCCCGACGGGTGGTGCGGTTGGTAACGTAGCTGTTGCTGAAATGGATAGTTTGTCCAAGATTCAATCTTCCCTAACGGTAGGGATGAAAAAGGATGAATTTATCAAGCAATTAAAGCAATATATCAATGTTTCAAACCGAGCAATTAAGACGATCCCTAACGAATATGCTCGTACTTACGGCTATAGCGGTGAGTTCGATGACTTGTTGAAGGGTACAGTTGTTGAGCAAAATGCTCCTGCTGCTCAAGTTCCTAGCGGTGTAAAAGTTAAAAGGGTGCGCTAATGCCTACCTATGAGATCACTATCCCGGGTTCTGGAACGTATCAGGTAGAGTCTGATCGTCCATTATCGGATGCTGAGGCTTATCAGGCTGCTGCGGCTAATGCACAGCCTCGCGGTGTTACAGAGCAATTGACTAGAGGTGCTGGCTTGGCATTGAGAGGTGCTGCTCCTGTGGCTACTGGTGCTGCTGGTGGCTTTATGGTTGGGGGCGCGCCGGGAGCATTGGCAGGTAGTTTAGCGTTGCCTATTGCTGAACTAGGCACTCAGGCTGCTAACGTGATGTTGCCTGAGAAGTATCAGATTCCATCACCGTCTAGTGCTGTTGAGGGTCTTTTAACCAGACTTGGTTTCCCTGTTCCTGAAACTACTGGTGAACGAGTGATTCAGGCTGGTGGTGCTGGTTTAGGTGGGTTTGGTGGTCAGATAAGAGGCTTACAGGCTCTATCTCAGACCGCAGCTAGTCCAGTAGGTCGTGGCGTAGCTCAGACTATGGCTAGCGAACCCGGAAGGCAATTAGCGGCTGCTGCCCCGTCTGCAATGGCTGGTCAAACAGCTTATGAGCTTACTGGAAGTCCTGTGGCTGGCATGGTTGCTGGCATGGGTACTGGTGCAGCGTTTGGCGTTGGTGCTAAACAGCCCGGAGTTACCAGAGAGGAATTAGCAGCAAAATCGACTAGATTGTTTGAAAAAGCCAAAGAATCAGGCGTAATGTTCAATGCCCCTAAGTTTGCCAATAAGATGGAAGGGGTAATGAATGGCTTGAGAGATGAGGGTTATGAGGTTGGTGGAGCCTATCCTAAACTAGATATTGCTTTTAAACGTTTGACTGACCCGAATACGCCAAAAGATTTTACTGGTTTAACTAATTTACGAAAAGCAATTCGTAGCGCACAGGCAAGTATTGATCCAGAAGAACGCAGGATGGCGACTATTCTGAAGAATGAATTTGATGATTATGTGGCTAACGCGCCTAGTAGCGATATGTTTGGTCTAAATACCAAAACTGGCACTGCACTATGGAAACAAGCTAGGGATGAATACTCGAAGCTAATGAAGTCGGATATTTTCGAGGAAATGCTTTCCAATGCTCAATTAGATGCTAGCAAGTTTACTCAGTCTGGTGCTGAAAACTCGATGGCTCAACAATTACGCCAATTGGCTAAGAACGATAAAAAGATGCGGATGTTCACTAAAGATGAGCAAGCCGCTATTCGTTCCGCTGCTAAAGGCACTACAGTACAAAATCTGCTGAAATTCTACGGTAGATTCGCGCCTACGAGTCCTATACCTGCTGGATTTGCTGGTGGTGCTTCTGTTTATGAGCCTACGATTGGTGTTCCATTTACTTTAGGTGCAATGGCTTCTAGGGCTGGTGCTACTAAGATGCGTGAACAGTCAGTACAAAACTTGGCTGATATGATGAGATCAGGCATTACCGAGGTTCCTAGAAATCTTGCTCCTGCTGTAACTGGTGCTAGAGGTTTGTTGACTCCGTTGAATGTCACAAGTGAAGAACTGCAACAAATTTACGGTAGATAATCATGGCAAAGAACAAGATTAGCGAATACAGCGCAACGGCTGCTAATAACACTGACATTGGTGGGATTAACATTGCTGAAGGCTGTGCGCCGAGTAACATCAATAACGCGATTCGTGAATTGATGTCTCAGCTAAAAGACCAGCAAGCAGGGTCTGATGGGGATAACTTTACTGTTGGCGGTAACTTGTCTGTTAGTGGCACTGTAACCCTAACGAACGCTTTGCCTATAGCTCAGGGTGGTACTGGAAACACCACAGCACCTACAGCGATTAACGCTCTGATGCCTTCTCAGACAAGCAACTCTGGTAAATACCTAACGACTGACGGTGTTAGCGTTGCTTGGGGAAGTGTTACACCGGGAACTGGTACGGTTACTAGCGTTGCATTGTCTGGTGGTTCTACAGGCTTAACGATTACTGGTAGCCCTGTAACTACGTCAGGCACGATCATTTTAAGCGGTACGTTAGCAGTTGCTAATGGCGGCACTGGTGCTACTTCATTGTCCACAGGTGCGGTATTGGTGGGTAATGGTACGTCTGCTGTATCGTCAGTAGCTCCTAGTACTAGCGGTCATGTATTAACGTCTAACGGTAGCTCTTGGGCATCATCTGCTTTGCCTGTAGCCTCATCATCGGTGTCTGGTGTTGTTAATACTGGTACTCAGACCTTTGCAGGGTCTAAGACATTTAGCACAGGCATAACTTCAGCTAATGGCTATAACTTTACGTCGAATAGTTCATTGTTTTGGACTGGTGCTGAGGCTCAGATTCGTATTGCTGGCAATATGCGCCTATTTGTGGGTGCTACATCGGCTGGCTTTGACCTGTCAGACGTTCAAAAAGTCGGCGGTGGCTCATTTAATAGCTACTCAGACTCACGTTACAAACAAGATATTAGTGCCTACAATAAAGGTCTAGCGGAACTAAAGCAGGTTGAGCCTAAGAACTACCGTTTTACCGCTGAGTTTATGAAGTCTGATGCCCCATCACAGCAGTTTGTTGGGGTTATTGCTCAGGAGTTGGAAGGTACTGCATTTGCTAATTGCGTAAAAACGGATGACAAAGGCTTTAAGATTGTAGATACATCTGAACTCACGTTTGCTCTGATTAATGCGGTAAAAGAGATGAGCCAGCGTATCGAACAACTTGAGGCTAGAAATGGTTGACATAGGTAAAGCATCTACTGCGGCGACTTACGGCGGTTCTGCGACTGCCGTTTTTTTTGGTCTTACAGCTAATGAATTCGCTGCGCTTGGTGGTCTAGCAATCGGTGTTATCGGCTTGTTAATTGGTACTTGGTTTAAGCACCAGCATTTACAGATTGCTAAGAAGAATCAGAAGCCTGATCCAGAGGAATAAATCGATCCGCTAACGCTACTTGCTGCTGCTAATGCTGCGGTTGCGGCTGTAAAGAAAGGCTGTCAACTTTACAAAGAGATCAAGGGTGCGGCAGGTGATGTTAAGGATGTGCTGGATGATTTAAAGGCACAGTATCAGAAGATTGTTGACCCGACTCCGGTACAGAAGCAGCAGTACCACGCTGAAGTGCAGCGGGTGCAGGAGATAGCGAAATCCGACCCGAACGATGTGTTTACGGACATCGGCAACCAGCTAGGCGCATTGATGGATGCTTATGACGCTATCAGCAAGTTGTTCTTGAAGGAGCAGTTGGAGGCTAAGCAGGTCTACAGAGGTGAAGAAAGTATCGGCAGACGGGCATTAAAGCGCATCCTGATTACGTCTAGGCTTGATGCAATGTTAGCCGAGATAAGAGAAACCATGGTGTACCGCAGCCCGCCGGAATTATCTGGACTCTGGGGCAAGTTCGAGGAGATGTGGCAGCGTATCGTCAAAGAGCAAGAAGAAGCTCACGCAGAAGAACTTAGGCTAGCTCAGATAGCATCATGGCGACGAAGAAAAAGGATAGCGGAAATCAAGTCAAAGGTGGCGTGGGGTTCAGCAGTAGTTTTCGTAGTTCTATGGGCGGTGGGTCTAATGTGGCTGACGACAAGAAGCGCGATGATGAAAACATCCCTTGGACTTTATTGATTACTGTCATGGCGGTGTTATTAACTTTCTTTATCGTAATGCCTATTCTGGCTTTCATGTACTACGATATGTACTACGCTCATCAAGCTGCCATCATCGAGATTAGGAAGATGAAGGAACTACGGCGAGAGATACTGATAGAGAGGATGTATCGTGATTGACCGCAATGCTTTCAGGAAATTTATTCCTCACTCTAAGTACCCGGATCAATGGTATGACGCTTTATTTAGCCAGCAGACCGAACTAGGCGGTAAGTCGCTCCTAGAAGAATACGAAATAACCACTCCTAACCGTATAGCGGCTTTTCTAGCCCAATGTCATCACGAATCAGGTGGGTTCGTATGGCTAACGGAAAACCTGAACTACTCTGCTTCAGGACTCCTTAAAGTATTCCCTAAGTATTTCTCTACAGACGCTCAAGCCAAGGCTTACGCTAAACAGCCGGATAAGATTGCCAACCATGTTTATGCTAATCGTATGGGCAACGGTGACGAGGCTAGCGGAGATGGGGCTAGATACAAGGGTAGAGGACTGATCCAGCTAACTGGCAAGGATAACTATTTCTGGTTCGCTGCTAGCCTAGAGATGACTCCTGAGCAAGCCTCAGAGTACACACAGACGTTTGAAGGTGCTGCTCAGTCTGCTTGCTGGTTCTGGGAGACTAACAAGCTCAATCGATTCGCTGATGCCACAGACTTGCGAGGCATGACTAAGGTCATTAATGGTGGTTACAAGGGTATGGAAGATAGAGAGGCTCAGTATGCGCGCGCTTTGGCTGTTGTTCATTCTTAGTCTCGTAGGTTGTGAGGATAGGTTCCGTTATCCTTGCCAAGATAACAAAAACTGGAATAAACCTGAGTGCCAGCGTCCTACTTGTGCTGTAACGGGAACCTGTCCAGATCAATTAGTACCTGCTGCGGACTTTAAGCCGGAGGAAAAATGAAGTGGAGTCCTGACCAGATTGATTCAGTCATTAAGCTAGTCATTGGCACTACCTTTTGTATGGTGCTTTTGATGATGTCTAGCCTAGCGATGTACTCGGTTGTTTTCGTCACTCAGCCGATGAACGCTATAGCACCAGCGGATAAGCAGTTCTTTTTGTTGCTTTCCGATATGTCAAAGTACATCCTCGGGGCATTAGCGACATTACTTGCCATTAAAGGTAAGGATGGGGTTGCTAAGTTGATCGATCCACCACCCGGAGTATCTAAGGCGAGTGACTGGACTGATCCACCTAAAGCACCACCACCGTCACCCGTACAAGCTCCTGTTCGTATGGAGCCAACGATTGCACCAATATCCTCAGCAGGTTATAACGGTAAAGCAGCACCCGAACAACCACCACACCCGGAGATCACATGATTGCGATACGAATGGTTGGAACTGTCGTTCTTAGTCTTTTACTTGTGTTTAACATTCACGCTGGCGAGACAAAGAAGGTCTGTCACGCTGAGAAAAGACAGGGTAAAGAGGTACAGGTATGTCGTGAGGTCAAGATTCACAAGAAACTTGATGGCACAAAAGTACCGCCGAAATGAACCCTTACGTCATCATTGGCGTTGTAGTAGCCATAGGCGTTGCAGGAGCCGGAGGTCTGTATCAAGGACACCAGCTAGGCAAGGCTGAGGTTCAACAGGCTTGGGATAAAGAGAAAGCCGAGCAATATGCTCAGTACGCTAAGGCTCAGGAAGAAGCTAGGGCTAAGGAGCAGGAGCTACAGGCTAATGCTGACCAGTTAAGGAAAGAGAAAGATGCGGAAATCAGGAATATTAACGCTCGGGCTAATGCTCTCTCTAACAGCCTGCAGCAGCGTCAAACCCGCCCCACCGAAACAAGTTCCTTGCCCAGTTCCTCCGGCACTAGACCGAGTGGCTGTACCGCAAGAGAGCTTTTTAGAGAGGACGCAGAAATGGCTGTCCGGTTCGCTAGAGAAGCCGACGAACTTAGAACAGCCCTTACCCAATGCTACACCCAATACGAAGCCCTAAGAAAGTGACTTCTGAGCCTCTGTAGCGATCTCTGAGGCTGTTTTTATCATCTGGTCATAGGTCTGACCACTACCCCTAGCAATTAAGCCTCCTAGAGCCGCTGCGAAGAAGATACGCCAATCGTCGTTAGGTTTATCTTCCTGCCACTTAGGATCGTCAGGATTCTTTCTAGGTCTGCCCATTTCGTTCCCTTAGCTGTCTTGCAATTCTGTTAATGTGGTTTACTGGAGTCGGCTTCCCGGATAGGTTCCGGTAGATACTCGGAGACTTCTTCTCGATACAAGATTTGCATATCCAGCGAGTAGTTCCCCTAGTCGGTCTGGTAACTCCACCCTCTATGTCTCTAATGGCTTGGCAACTGGTACAAAATTTAGTCATAGTCTGCGCTGGCAAGTAAATGCTTGAATATCGACTCTAAAGGCTCCTGCGAACTTACAGTCAGAGGCTATCCGAGCTTCGGTCTGTATCCCACCGACATACCATCCGATCACGCAGAGCAGGATAGCGACGATAGACTTAGCCCACCAACCATTCACCATATCGATAGCTTTAGCAATGTCATTTGTCATCTTTAACGAATACTCCTTCCTTGTTCAGAAAGCCCTTGCGATCCTTAATCTGCTCGTATGCTGACTGAAAACAGTGTTTTAGATCGACATCTTCAATAGCAGCAACCATAGTGAGGCATACAAGAACGTCGCCAAGTCCATCGATAACTGCGTCACGATCTCGTTTGGTAATCGCATCTGCTAATTCCCCCATCTCAGAAAAAGCCTTCAATAGCTGCGTCTTAGCGTCGGAATTCTGAATGATTCCTCTTGCCTCACCCCAACGGACTACTAATAGTTCGGTTGCTTCATAGCTCATAGGAAACTTTCAATTTCTTCAATAGGCATAGCAAAGGTCTTGTGAATGGCAATCATCATGCTAGCCGATACGCCATATCGCTCATTCCGAATCTTGCTAATCGTAGGGGTTGATACGCCTAGCGTTAGGGCTAATTGGCGGTCATTCTTAATGTTGTAGGTCTTTAGTAAATAGTCCAGCAATTCCATGTTTTCTCCTGAGTTAATGCCCGTCTTTCCGGGCTGTCAACATACTCACACAGAGGGGAGAAACCTACCTGATAGGAGACTGTGCGTATGCTGCGTAGGTTATGTGCGCCACCTATCGCTAGGCTTAAGGGTGAGGTACTCGCTTCACTGGCTCTATCCTTGACGATTTGTTAATCGGCAAACCAGCATCCGCTTTCCCTCATAATCAAAAGCAACTTGTATTGCAGTTGCCACCATAACAGCAGGTTGTACAGGTCACATACCGACCATCGTAGTAATAGCTATGTGTTGAGCAGCTAGCCCAAACGAGAGGGGCTGTAAGAGCTAACCAGAGTGCGAATAAGTATTTCATAGTTTCTCCTTAGGAAATGTTTTTTACTAAAGCGTGAGCTTGACTATGATGAATATGGCATAGCCAAACAACATCTAAAGGTGCTGAGTAATCTGGATGATGAACTTCTGCTTTTTCTCCGCAAACCCAACATGGATGAGGCATTACAACCCCTATCTTTACTGCGTACCTAAGTAATGTTTGTGCTTTTCTTCTTTCTGGATAATTTGCTTTCCACTTATCTGTAACCTCTTTATGAAGTTTTATCCTATGTGGCAATTTTGATCTTTCACGATCATATGCTCTGACCTTTTCAAGATTTTCCTGCCTATGTTTATTTGCATCATTTTTCGTGCATTCTTTGCACTTGTTTAAGTGACCATCAGCCATTGCTTGATGCTTATAAAACTCTGTCAATGGCTTGATAGTCTTGCACTTAAAGCACTCTTTTGAACGAGTCATGTCACTATTCCTGTGCTATGAAATATGACCATTATAGACCCGTTTTAATTAAAAGGGATATCATCATCCCCCATAACATCGTTTTTTGGTGGTGCTTTTTTGGTTTCCTTCTCCTTAACCGCTAGAGAGAAAAACTTACCGTTCTTGCCTTCTTTAAGCCACCCAGAGAGCCAGTAATCCTTGCCATCGATATTGATCGTGCCGGAGTAGTCTGGATGCTTGTCAGACTGCTTGTTAGTGTTTCGCCCTAACATACCGCGATTAGTATTATCGTATTCCATGATTATCCTTTAGTGAATTTCTTAATTGCACTACGTTGCTTGCTATCCAACTGGCTCCAGAGTGCAGTTTTTAAATCCGCATCCAGTTCCAGAGAATTGATGTACTCCACAGCCTCGCCTACCTTATCCTTGTGGATGAACATAATTACGTCGGCTGCATAGCTACGAATCTCGTCCTGAGATTCTGAGTCTAGTTCGTCAAATACCGACTTAGTGACAGGCTTTGAGGACTTAGGTTCTTCTGATCCGGTAGTCGCATCTAGTGAGTCATGCTCACAGATAGCCATAGCCATTACCATTAGATAACGAGTAATGAAGGTAATTGATGCGCCTAGATTCTGGACTTCATGGCATCCCTTTAATTGAGCAGAAGCCATAGGGCAGGTGAACTTAGCGCAGCCACCATCCTCAGTATCAATGACACGCATTGTCGCTAGATCGCTGGTGAACTCTAACGTATGGCAAAGACCTAGTTCAGCGAATATCGAGTTGACGGTAGGCAGGAAGTCGGTCAATTCAAAGTAGCGATACCCTGCGAATTTGTTATGTCCTGACTTTTTTAGCTCGATATTCTGGAGCTTGACTCTGGCTTTCTGGAGCTTTTCATATACAAGCCATTGCTGCTGTTCTTCTTGCTCCTGTTGACGGTTATCCATTATTTATCCTTTAGCGAATTTTTTATTGAAGATGATATTGTTAGGTTGTGCTTTCTCATTAGCTTGTATCTTTGCAGCCTCCTTTTGCTCTTTGCGAATACGGTCAAAAGTCTTACGAATGTTTGTTTTGCCAGACGAGACATATTTGAATGATGGGTCTAGGATTGATGTCATACGCTATCCAATAACAATGCCAGTAGAAACATTAGAAAGATGACTTTACCAGAATGACGGTCGATGAAGTCAGCTAGCTTATCGTCTGTCCTGAATAGTTTGTTCATTTTGTCCTCGTTTCTATCATTGCGTCTGCCCAACCATAAGCAGCGTCAGGAATCCAGCCGCCCCATGCCCCACCTGTCGCAAGAATTTGAGCGTGTAGTTTTGGGTTTGCCAATAATCCTTGCAATGCCGCCGCTGCGAAGTAATCGCGCAAGTCCATGCCCTTCTCGTTCGTTACGTTTGGGAATGCTTTCATACTTCTTTCCCCTTAAAGTAGTTTTCTGCTTCCCGGTCTTTGTGTTCCTGATACAGCCTGTCTTGATGCTCAAAATGACGATCCTCGTCAGTCTCATCGTATTCAGGCAAGTTCTTAGACTTCACAGTACGGTTAATCATATTGATAATGAACCGTTGCATACTGTCTCTCAATTGGATAGGATTTTGATGATGCTGCGACCAAACCCATAACATCTGTGAAAACTCCTCGCCAATATCTGCGGCTGTCATGTGGCAAAGCACATCATCTGGATGACCGTCTAACAGTTCGTAAAGTAAAAACTGCTCGAATTCCTGTGCGTTCATATTTATCCTCTAGTAAGTTACCGCCCCGAAATAATGCCATACCTTAACAGATAGGTGTAAAAACATTTCTATAGATAAATCAAATCCTATAGGAACATTCTATTACCAAACAACAACATTATGAGACAATGAAATACGAGAAAGCATTAAAAAGATTGCAAGAAACGCAACCTAAGCTAGAGAAGTACCCTGAACCTAGAAAGACAACTCCTAGAGGGCAACCAGTTGAAAGAAGAACCTTCAAAACTCTCAGTTCCAACGTTAAGCGACAAAACTGGAACGATTAAGAAATACCATCACGGTCTTAGATATTGCGCTGGCTGCAAGAAGTCCAGATCGTCAATGCAGTTCAAGGAACACAATGTTTGTAAGATTTGTCAGTTAAGAAACATTACGGTATAGTTCAGAGGGAATGGCTAGGGTAGCTCCCGAAAAGACGCTTCATCACCGTCCTGCCTTATCCCACCACAGTGATGACCTTTTGATGGAAGGTTAGATATGTCTATTCGAGTCAAGAACTGGTCTCAGTTCCAGCATTTCAAAGATCGTAAGCCCATCTGGATCAAGCTCTATCGTGAGCTTTTAGACGATATTCAATGGCACGAACTTGATGCCAAATCCTCCAAAGTCCTAGTCATGCTCTGGCTTTTAGCGTCAGAGGATCATGGCAATTTACCCGACATTAAGACCATCTCTTTTAGGCTAAGAATGTCTGAAAGTGACGTAAATGCTTGTATATCAAAGCTTTCTCACTATTTGGATCATGATGCTAGCAACGTGATATCAAGCGGATATCAAGATGATCTCCTAGAGAAGAGAAGAGAAGAGACAGATAAGAAGAAAAAAATCGTTAGCGAAAAACCTGAAAATGTTTCTGAAAATGTATGGCATGACTTTATTGCCCTACGGAACGTTAAGAAAGCTCCAGTAACGGTTACGGTGCTTGATGGCATTGCTAAAGAAGCAAGCAAATTAGGGTGGTCGTTAGAACGTGCAATGGAAGAAATGTGTGTCCAAGGTTGGCAGGGCTTTAAGGCTAATTGGGTCAAGAACACGGTTGCTAACGAAAACTTTATGGGGAGAAAAGTGCTGTGATTGGAAACTTACTAAACAAACTCGAAAAGGTCAAAGGCTCTAAAGGTCGTTGGATAGCTTGTTGTCCTGCTCACGATGACAGATCACCAAGCCTTGCCATAACGGAAACAGATGACGGTCGAATCCTGCTCAAGTGTTTTGCCGGATGTTCAGCGCATCAAATCGTTGAAGCCGTAGGAATGGACTTGACAGACCTATTTCCTAACGACAACAATTTAGACCGATTAAAGGCAAACCATATCAACAAACCAGTACGCAGACCGTTTTACGCAACAGACCTGCTGAAAATAATCCAATTTGAGGCACTTATTACGTCCATAGCGGCGTTTGACGTAAGCGAGGGTAGGGAAGTATCAGCCGAGGATAGAAAACGGCTTAAAACGGCTCTATCCAGAATCAACGAAGCGGTTTCTTATATTCAATAATTTATGGAAATTTCCCAAACTTTTACGTTTGAAGCTGCTCATACGTTAGCTCGGTTAGTTCCATTAGTTGAATATGAGCCAAGCATGAGGATTCATGGACATTCTTATGTTGCTACGGTTGCGGTCAAGGGTGAGATGGGTGCGGATGGGATTCTGCAATTCTTTAGGCTTCCTAAAAACAAACGGCAAAAAGTTGACTTGTTTTACTTGCGGAAAGAAATCCAAGAGGTCAGAGCAAAGTTAGACCATCGTTTCCTTAATGAAATTGAAGATTTGCCGCACCAGACGCTAGAGGCACTATGCGTATTCATCTTCAATCATATTAACCAGTATTTCCCGGTCGCTTGGGTCAAGGTTGAGAGACCGTTAAGCGGAGATGCTTGCCGATACGATGGTGTCAAATGATTCACTATCACGGGCTTCCGATTACACCGGCAACAGCAGCTCTGAGGGCTATAAGTGGCGGTCATGCGTTTGTTTCCTTTAGACATTCAGACCAACTAACGATAGCGTTGGAGGCTTCTCAGTCTTTTGCTGTAGATAACGGGGCTTTCAGCGCGTGGAAATCTGGCAACCCTGTAGAAGATTGGAACCCATTTTATGAATGGGTGGATAGATTGAGGCGTTATCCAACGTTTGATTTTGCTGTGATCCCTGACGTTATTGACGGTGATGAAAAGGCAAATGATGATCTATTAGACCAATTCCCGTTTGCTATTTACGTTGGCGCACCAGTATGGCATTTGCATGAGAGTCTAGAAAGATTGGACAGGTTAGCAACAAAGTATCCAAGGATTTGCTTAGGTTCATCTGGTGATTTTGCAAACATTGGAACCCCTGCTTGGTGGAGTCGGATGGCTGAGGCAATGGATGTTATTTGCGACGATGAAGGATTGCCAAAGACCAAGATTCACGGTTTGAGGATGCTAAACCCGGATGTGTTTACGAGATTTCCATTTGCTTCTGCTGACAGTACAAACATAGGTCAAAACGTAGGAATTGATAGCGCATGGCGAGGAACTTATACGCCACCAACAAAGGAGGCAAGAGCTGCTCTTATGCGAGAGCGTATCGAATCACACCAAAGCGCACAGGTATGGGATAGAAAAATTGCGCCTATTCAGGTAAATTTATTTGATTAACGAGGGGAGATTATGACGATTGAGCTTACACGACAGGAAGCGGAGGAAGTGGTTAAGATTTTAAGAATGATGTACACAAACCATGCTCTAACGAAAGCCATTGCAGAAAGATTAGCCGGAGAGCCGCTGATTGAGTTTCCGAAAGAGCCTGAGCCAGAGGAAGTTGTTGATGCTATTTGGAAAGTCGTTGATGCTGAATGGAAAGACTTATCTACCGCAGAGATCAAAGCTATCTGGAATCTAACGAAAAAGCCTAGCGAGTTCTCTACTATGCTTCTGGCAAAGATTAAGGAGAAAAATGACCTTTCACGATGACCTTAGCCGAGGCGTAGCCTTTGAAATGCAGGTTCTTTCGAATATTCGGAAGAAATATCCATGCGCTACGTTGATTGAGGGCTACAAGGGCTATGACATTTGGATACCGGAGACAGGCACAGGCGTTGAGGTGAAGTACGACCCGATGTCCAAAGAGACAGGCAATCTGGTTGTTGAAGTTGAGATGTCTGGCAACCCATCGGCATTGTTGGCAACCGAGGCTAAGTGGTGGGTTTTTTACGATGGCGACGTTTTTTTATGGGTCAGACCTAGAGACATTATTCACTGCATTATCGAGAATAAATTGGTATATGTAGAGTTTGTAGGTGCTGGCGATAGGAACAAAAAGAAAGCGTTTTTGATTAAAAAAGAACTGCTGTTCAAATATGGGGAGAAACGATGAGCATTGAAGCGAGGGCGATAGAGCTAGACGAGGCTAGGAAAGCCAGAATCCTGAAATCGGAGACTATTGACGTTGAGAAGTACCTTCATGCCAACGATGTGACGATCCGGGTAAGGAAGGCTAGGGATTGGCTGGAGTCGGTCAAAGAGTCTTACCTATCGGAAACGGTAGAGCGAAAAGTTGTTATGCCTTGGACTAAGACGCATGATTCCTTTGCCTATCGTGAGGGTGAGGTAACGGTTTACGCTGGTAGCAACGGAGGCGGCAAATCCTTAATCACTGGTCAAATCGCGCTGCACTTGGTCAAGCAGAATCAGTCGGTCTGCATAGCGTCATTCGAGATGAAGCCAGAGAGGACTCTACAACGGATGCTCCGACAGTTCTCCGGTGAATCGCTGGATGATCCGCTAACCCATGACAGGGCAGGATTTATCACGAAGATGGTTGACCGGATGGACAAGTTTCTAGGTAGTAATATGTACCTTTACGACCAGCAGGGAACTACGTCACCAGAGAAGGTGATAGCCATGACTCGGTACTGCGCCACAGAGCTAGGCGTTAAGCACATTATCATCGACAGCCTAATGAAGTGCGTGAAGAACGAGGATGACTTTAACGGTCAGAAGTTTTTTATCGATGAGCTAACTGCACTGGCTAGAGATCATAACGTCCATGTTCATCTAGTCCACCATATCCGCAAGCAGCAGACAGACGAGACACAGCCGAACAAGAACGACTTGAAGGGGTCAGGTTCTATCTCGGATCAGGTGGATAACGTCTTTTTGGTGTGGCGCAACAAGAAGAAGGAAAACGCTAAGAACCGGGGTGAGCAGATAGACGAGACTCAGCCGGATACCTACCTAATGTGCGAGAAGCAGCGGAATGGTGACGGTCAGGAATGGTACGGACTTTGGTACGACAGTCTAAGCCAGCAATTTGTGGAAAGAATAGGGGCGAGAATTGACTTTGACAACCGAGGAAGTTTTAGAGCATAGGCACAGGTGCGAGGTCAGACAGGTTTTGGCTTGGAGAGTAGAAGACAGGGGCAAGGCGATGGAATATCTCTCAAAGGTAAGGCAGAAGCGAGGCGATCAAGCTGCGGATAGATTAGAGAAAGATTGCCGGACTCAGTGGGAACGTGGGAACAGGGGTGAGAAAGGGGATTGGCGTGGTTTATAAACGGGTGGATTCCAATCAGGTCGAGATTGTCAAAGAACTAAGACGCTTAGGGATGGAGGTTGAGCATTTGCATAGCGTAGGCAAGGGCTGTCCAGACATCTTAGTAGGCTGGAAGGGCAAAAACTGTCTCTTGGAGATAAAGCGAGATGAGAAAGCCAAGCTAACCCCGGATCAGGTCTTATGGCATCACTCATGGAAAGGGCAGGTAACTGTTGTCAGTAACGTAATTGACGCGATAAAGGCGGTGAAAGAGGTTTGCCGGGAATAGTGTTTACCTATAGCAATGTGTTTTCCAATAGAAATAAATGTGTTTACACGCAGAAATAGTTTTGAGAAGATACGTCCATCAACAACACAACACAGGGGAACAAAATGAACGGAAACACTCTCTCACTCGGTCGTAACCACACTACTGCTGACGCAGTATCACTTACAACATTTTCGGATTGTTTCCGTGTCAACATAAACTGGAACGACGGTGCATATATTTATGCAATTTATGACACAAAACAAGAGGCACTAGACCACATTCAGGCGTTAGGGTGGTCTTAATCAACCAGCCGGGGGAAACCCCGGCGTTATAGGGGAACAAAATGGGAATCGTAAAAGCTAGCATTTTTCAAGAGACTAACGGCTACGGCAAAACTTTCTTTATCGGTGAGTGTGAGGCATTGCCAATCCGCACCAACATTGCCGAGCTAGAGGGCGAGTTAGTTGAGTTTCTTGGTGATACGAGACAAGCGGTTATTGAGCAAATCATCTCAGCCTTAAAGTCTCGCGGTATGTCAGGCAAGTTGCGTATTATTTAATTAACCATCCGGGGGGAACCCCGGTTTTTAGGGGGCAATATGAAAGTTGAAGGAACAACCCAACACACAGCAATTTTCGTCGATACGGTTGGCAAGAACGTCTGGATTAACGTTATGTTGTCCAACGGCAGCGCAAACCTATCTATCTCGCCTGAAAACGCTGAGAAGCTGATTGAGGCAATCCGAGTTTCCATTACTGAGGCTCAGTATGCAGGTTGATCCTCATGAGGCAATCGACTTTATCTACCGGAACTCTACGGCTTACGCCAAGGCTAAGGCTGAGGTAACGTACCTAGAGGAGTTTCGGAAAAGCAAGAAAGCAATCCTGTTCAGTCAGGCTATCGGAAATACGGTCGCTGACAGGGAGAATCAGGCTTATGCTCACCCAGAGTATCAAGCTTTACTAAAAGGGCTTCAGGCGGCTGTAGAGGCTGCTGAGGAGCTTAGGTGGAAGCTGATAGCAGCACAGGCTCGCATCGATGTCTGGCGCAGTCAGGAGGCTTCTAATCGAACAATGGATAGGGTTACGCAATGAACGAGATCGATGATAGCAATTTGGCACAATGTGAGTATTGCGGTTGGGTGGTAGATTGGGATGAGGTTCCTAGAGCTAGGGATTTGTCTGGTGAGATCGTTACCTGCTGCGAGGAGTGCAACGAGGGTGAGAGTTTCGTAAATTATCCGGCTAAAAACTTTAATGTACAGAAACAAGAAGCTACTTGAAAAGGCTAGAGACCTACCCTGTCAGCATTGCGGCAGGGAGGATGGAACGGTAGTCGCAGCCCATTCGAATCAGTTGCGAGATGGGAAAGGAAAGGGTATAAAGGCTAGTGATTTTAGGATTGCTAGCCTTTGTTTTTTATGCCATTTTGAGCTTGACCAAGGCAAGAATCTTTCCAAACAGCAGCGGTTAGAAATGTGGGAAGAAGCTCATAGAAAGACCATCGGCTTGTTCTTTGAACGTGGTTATCTGGAGGTCGTATGAAAAAGATGTCTAAGGCTCAAAAGAAGGTCGGTAAGGTCATGGGCGAGTTTAAAGAGGGTACTTTGCACAGCGGTAAGGGTGGCAAGGTGGTCAAGTCCAAAGATCAGGCGATTGCCATTGCTCTAAGCGAGGCTGGTATGGCTAAGAAGGGCAAGAAGAAATGAAGCCCGGACTTTATGCGAATATCGCTGCTAAACGGAAACGTATCGCTGAGGGTTCTGGCGAGAAAATGCGTAAACCGGGTGCTAAAGGTGCGCCTACTGCTCAGGCGTTTAAGGAATCAGCTAAGACAGCCAAGCCGAGGAAGAAATGAAGAACGGTAAAAAGAAATCTGACAAAGAGTTGCTAAAAGAGTATCTCGACGAAGAAAAAGAAAAAAAGAAAAATGGTGTTAATGAAATAGAAATCGAGATCAAGATTCCTATGGGCAAGCATAAACGGGGTAAAAATGGGCGCAGCATGGACTAAGAAGGCTGGCAAGAACCCGAAAGGGGGATTAAATGAAAAGGGTAGAAAGTCCTACGAGGCTGCAAATCCCGGCTCTGATCTTAAGCCTCCTGTTAAATCTGGCGATAATCCTCGTCGTGCTTCATTTCTAGCCCGGATGGGTAATATGCCGGGGGCAGAACGTAAGCCTAACGGTGAGCCTACTAGACTACTTCTAAGCCTACAGGCATGGGGAGCTAGTTCAAAGGCTGACGCAAAGTCTAAAGCAGCCGCTATATCCGCAAGAAACAAGAAGAAATGAGATACAGCTACGGGCTGGAAAACATTACTGTCCGGCATTGGGGCGAGAAGGCTGACGTTTTAATTGGGGCTTTTTGCTCGATTGGCGATAACGTCGAGATATTTTTAGGCGGGAATCATCGGACGGATTGGGTGACAACCTACCCTTTCGGGCATATCAATGAGGAAATATTCCCTTGGCATGGTGACGGACATCCAGCGACTAAGGGTGATGTAATCATCGGGAATGATGTCTGGATCGGCTCAGGCTGCACGATTATGTCCGGGGTGACGATAGGCGATGGTGCTGTTTTAGCGGCTAAGTCTGTGGTGACTAAGGATGTTCCTGCTTATGCTGTAGTCGGTGGAAACCCTGCTCAACTCCTAAAGTACCGTTTTAGTTGGGATCAGATAAAGAAGCTGCAAGAAAATCCTTGGTGGGAGCTTCCAGAAGCCCGTATAAACGAGTTAATTCCGTTATTGTGTTCAGACAAGGTAGAGGACTTAATTGCAGCCCTTAACGCTTAATTTAGGCTCCGGCAAGGATTGGCGGGATGACTGCCTAAACGCTGACATTCAGGCTAGGGTAAAGCCGGATTGGGAAGTGGATATATCGAAAGTTAGATATGGGGCGATAGTCCAGACCAGATTTGGTGAGGTTGAGATTAAGCCAGAGATGTTCGATAAAATCATTGCTAACGACGTTCTGGAGCATATCCCGGACTTGGTAGGGGCGATGACGAACTGCAAGAATCTGCTAAAACCGGGGGGCGAGTTCCATATTCATGTGCCTTACGAGCTAAGTCTAGGGGCTTGGCAAGACCCGACCCATGTAAGGGCGTTTAACGAGAATAGCTGGCTGTACTACACTGATTGGCATTGGTACTTAGGCTGGGAAGATCGGTTTCACTTGAGGCAGATGGCGTTTAACCTGTCTGAGTACGGTAATGAGTTAGCAGAAAAGAAATTAACTGACGCAGAAATACTAAGAACTCCGAGGGCTGTAGATTCGATGAGTGTCATTTTATGCAAGCAATCGTAATCTGTACGGTAAACAACCCCGGCATAACGGTGCTGCTGGAGTCTATTCGTTGCTATGGTGACAAGTTGCCCGTTTACTTATGTAGTAATAATCTGGGATTATGGGCAAGAGCAAGAGAAATCTGCGACAGTCTCATCTACCGACCCAATCCTGCTACCAATTTTGGAGATGCTTATAACGCAGCCATCGACTATGCCTTCGAGCATGGAAAGTTTGACTCATTGATTTTAGCTAACGATGATGTGGTTCTTAATCCAAATACGCTATCGTTAATGAGAGAAGACACTGAGGTTTTGAGAGAAAGAGGCTTCAAAGTCGGGTTTTTAGGGGCTAGGAGCGACTATGTACTGCCAGATCAGAACATACGGTTCCCGGTAGATGGGGATAGACGCAGTGCGCTAGGGTGGGAAAGTGAGCAGCAGATTAAGGTTGCCCCGGTCATTGCGCCTATCTGGGCAAGCATTAGCCGGGAAGCATGGAATGTAGCGAAGTTCCCGTCAACTAATTGGTATTCAGATAATATAATATGTCATGATTTAAACGTGGCGGGTTATCAGCATTTCGTCAGCAGGGCTTATGTGCATCACGCAGGGAGCCAGACGATAGGCGTTGATTTCAAGAAAAGCCATGAGGAACCGAGGGCGTGGATAATGGAAAACCGCCCAGATATGTACGAGGCTATCTATGGCTGACGGATTACTTTCAAATGTTTTAGGTGCGGTAGATCGCAAAAAGCAAGAGGTCAAAGCTGGGCTAGGGCTTTTGGCTGACAATCCGCAGGAATGGGCTGCACAGGCTACAGCTAGATATTTCCCTACTAAGGAAGAAGAACGGCAATTCAGGATGGTTAAGGAAATGGGTGGAGACATAACCCAGACTCCTTATTACCAGAAGGTGTTTGACCTAACCCAGTTTCAGGGCAGCATTAAATCTCCAATAGGTACGGCAAGTGGATTGTTCCGTCAGGGTGAATTTGACCCACGATTTGACCCTAGAAAACTAGAGCAAGAACGATTGAGGGCTTTGACAACGGTTGTTAATCCTACAAGTTCAAATCAAATTCCTGTTGTTGACCTGACTCAATTTGCAGGTAGACCATTTATAACGTCAATGTCTGATAGGACTGCTGCTGGCGGGAAGTTGACGGAAATAAAAGGAGTCAAGTTAGATCGACCTATTGGTTTGCTAGGTGGTCAAGACTATATGTTCTACAACCCCGGTCAAGTTTGGGCATCTGGGAAGAATCCAGTAAACCAAATTATGCAAAATGCTCAAGTCATCAAGGAAGTAACAGGGCAAAACCCGTTGTATTTACCTTGGAGAATGGCTCCATCTGGTGGTGACTTTGCAACGATGACGGGTGAAACAATGCTGTCTTATGCTAATAGCGCACTGAGCAAGGCAGAAAAAACAAAAGTTAACAAAGAGATAAAGAAATTTATTCCAGAATGGTCTGGTTTAGCGTCAAATCAGAGTGTTGAGCAATTCAGAAATGCGCCAGATTCGGTTAGAAAAGCCTTGAAAAATGCGCTTGATACGAACTTTAGGAATACTGGGGGATTGAGTATCGGTGAGGCTAGATTGGCTGTGGCTGATCCTAGGCAGCTAGTAGCTGCTGACGCTGGAATCATGAATGTCGGGGAAATATTTGCAGGAAGCCCAATCGTAGCCGTATCAGGACATCCATCGTATCCAAGGGGCGTTCCGGGGCAAGGTTTAGGAAGATTACAGGAAAACAGGACAATCTTTGAGCTATTGCCGCAGGTTGTCCGAGAGCGAGGAATTGTAGACCCAACGAAACCAAGTCAAACAGACATTAGAGCTTTAATGATGAAGCCGTATGCCGGAATCATAGACGATAAATTACTTAAGGCACTTGGTTATTAAACAGATAAGATTCGTTGAATTTATCTGCTATAGTTTCTCCAAAGCGGTCAAACAGCCATTGTTTAACGGATTCCGGTGTAGTGGATTCAATGCCGGAAACGACACAATAAGTCTCATGTAGGACTAACGCATCAAAAATATCTTGAGGCATTTTGATTTCGGTATTAACGATAGGTGACATAAATCCTCCTTTCTATGTAGTGTACAGAAATTGACGTAAGGAAGTATTTATAATTCCTATTGGAAATAGTAATGGTATAGCATGACATCCAGAGGATAATGCAAAAATGGAAACAGATCACAGTAAAGAGGAAGAAGTTACAGCGTATCCGGGTCTAACTAATGCAGGTAAGGGTAGACCAGCAGGAGTGCCGAATAAGTCCACTACAGTAGTGCGTAACGCTATAGCTACTCTGCTAGAGAAGAACGTGCCTTACATGGACAGATGGCTACAGAGGGTAGCTGAAGGCGATGAGGTGCTAGGGTTGAAGCCTGATCCGGCTAAGGCACTAGACCTAATGCAGAAGCTCTCTGAGTACCACATACCTAAGCTGGCAAGGACTGAGGTGACAGGTAAGGACGGGGAAGCTCAGGAAATGGTTATCAGATGGGGAGGGAAGAAATGAGCTACAAGCCAGTAAATTGCCCAAGTTGCAGCGCGTTCCTAGTGAACAATAAATGCCTGAACTGCGGATTCGTTAAGTGACAGAGATTGTCATTCCTTACGAGCCGCGAGATCAGCAGCTAGAGATACATGATGCGATTGAGCAGCATCGTTTTACTGTGGTGGTTGCCCATCGTCGCATGGGAAAGACTGTTTCGGCTATCAACCACCTTATCAAGTCCGCTATCGAGTGCGACAAGCCAGACCCACGATTTGCCTACATTGCGCCTACCTACGGACAAGCCAAGCGAGTAGCGTGGGATTACCTTCAGAAGTACA